CCCGGGTCTCTGATCACAATGTCATCACCCAACATCCAATACCTGTTGAAGGGGAGTGGTATTCCACCCCTTTTAGCAGCTAATTGGACAATTAAATGGTGACAGAGTGTGAACATGCCCCAGGAAGAGTACCCACCCAAAGGCTGACCTGTTGCGTAAGCTACAGAGCCACCCTTTGGAGTGAGGAACTCGTACTGGACCATGATTCGACCCCATGCTGCAGCTCGGTCTTCATCTGTCAGATGACTGAGAACCTGTTTCTGTAAGGAAATAGGGAATCGGTCAGTGGCAGCATGAAGATCGAAACTATAGTATGGGCCCTCAGAATAGCTCACCTGATTGGCAAATTGACCTTGGTCAAAAGTCATGTCGGCGGGGAATCTACGAAGGACTCGAAAGAGTCCATCATGGAGACCCTTAAGACTAGCTTGAGACCAATAGTCGAAAATCCCAATCGGGCGAACTTTTCCTTCAAAGTCAAGGCGATGAGCTAACCTACGCATTACGCCAAAGCGTAATTTGTAAGCGCTCATAACCTCGTCTTTGATGGGGCTAATGATCTCCCTCACTCGAAGTAAGGAAGAAGCAAGCCACTCACCCCCCAGCACTCTGATTTCATCAATCAGAGTGTCGGGGGCGGTGACGGCCTCAACCATTACAGAGAGTAAGGCGGGACCATTAGGCCCAGAGGCCCCAGTGAAGTGAAAGGACTGGCAGTCAGTATCAAGTTTAGGAAGTTTAAGAACTTTTGCAATCTCCACCAATTCTTCTCCAATGTGAGTTACCTCACGCTCAGAGAAGGTTGGAGGGGTTACAATAGTTGTATAATCTTCCGGACCCCACCATCGAATCACCTTGGAAATATTCAAAAGAGTATTAACGAGGCGAACGGTAGTCGGATCCTTAAGTAGAAGGCCTTGTTTCCATGGTCGTAAAACCATGGGAAGAGGGCCATCCATCTTAAGAAACTTGATATTGATGTTGGACCCGCCCAGGTAGTGCCAAAGGATTAAACGTAGGTCTTTCAACCTACGGATAGTCCATTTGGCACCGCGTGTGCGGATCCAACAGTCAACCTGACTTACGAAGGAAAGGCACGGCCCTAATGCATGTGTTGGGAACCAAGTTTCAACGACCCATCTAACGATGAGTTTTTGAATTTTGGTTTTCATCATAACAAAAGGGTCCTAAGGCTCCGCCATTGGATACTGGACCAAAAGCCTAACAGCTTTTGCAAGGTAGTCAGACTATTGGGTAACCAATGGTCTCCCGGTGGAGCTCATAGGATTAGCCGGGTCCCAACCGACTAGGAACGGGTGGTTCCGGATTCTACCAGATCACTCGCGTCCATAGGGGAATTCCAGATAGAAATATCTGGGGGAGTCCTATGGTCGTAGACCTCCGGGAGGAG